ATAAGAATTAATACTACCTGTCATTTTCATTCTTGAAGAAGCACAAATATTCAAATAATCAATAAACACAACATCAGGAACAAAATTCTTCTTCAACCTCAATTCATTTAATAAAGTTCTAAAATGATTTGCATTGGCAGCTGCTGTTGGATATTCTTTGATATACAATTTTCCAATGGTTTTTGATTTAAGATAATTCATCTTTTTATCATAAGAAGGTTTATCCATTACCATTAAATCATCCATTGAAATTCGTAATAAATTTGCATCAATACGTTTTGCAATTTCTTCTTCAGCCATTTCACAAGTAATATATAAAACATTTTTACCAGCTTGTTGAAAATCTGCTGCACAACTACACATCAATAAACTTTTACCACCATGTGGTGGAGCTAAGATAACATTTAATGTCTTTTTAGGTAAACCGCCATTAGTTATCTTATTTAAATAATTTAATCCAAAAGGAACTCGTTCTTCTACTCTATGATAGTATTCATATCTATCATCAGAATCATCAAGATAATCATGACCAACACTTGAATCAAAAGATACTGATAAAGCATCTGATAATAATTTTGGAATACTTCCTTTTGTTAAATCTTTGTGTTTATTATCGAGAATAGTGATTGATTCTCTTACAGCATTATATATTGATTTTTCTTGACAAAAAACTTCAGTTTTATCAACTAACCAATCTAAATCAACAACTTCAGAAACAGTTTCATGTAATTCATTTAATAATGATAAAGTTTCTTTATATTCATCATCAGAAATAGATTTTTCATTTAGTTGAATTACTAATGCTTCATATGTTGGTATATTTCCATAATCTGTGACGAAAGAGGAAATTTCGTTAAAAATTGTCCTCTCGCATCTATCATTAAAATATTCATCTTTTATAAACGGTAATACTTTTCTTGTATATTCCTCATTATAATGAAGATTCTTCAGTATTAATGTATTCAGATTCAATCTCATTCTCCATATTTTCGGTAATTAAATTTAATAATATATCACCTATTGTATTTTTAAATTCAACAGTTTTAAATAATTCTTCAGGTTTTTCTGCATCATAAACAACATCAAAATTAAAACTTAAAACAGCATTTCCATCTGTTGATGATTCATCATCTTGAACAGAGACATTACTTACAGTGGTAATAACATCACTAAATTCTCCTGATTCAACTTTAATTCCAATCGCACCATTAACCTCTAATATATTATATTCTACAACTTGTCTTCCGTCAATCATTATTTTCCCCTACTACTTTTAATCATCAAAAATTTCTGAAAGTTCTTCATCACTAACTTCCCCTTGTTGTTCTACCATAGGAATATTTCCTAATTGATAATTTGCTCTAACTGCTGATTTAAATTTTTCAGAAGTTAAAATTGGATTCCAAAATTCTGCATTATGAGTATCTTTTAATCTAAATTTCTTTTCTTCAATAACTCCTGTTGATTGATCAACTCTTGAATACCATCCATTTGATGGTTTTATAACAAATCCAGTATCTAAAGCAATATCTAATAATCCAGAGAATTTTTGAATACCACCTTCATAAGTTACAGTAAATGGTAATTTTGATTTTTCTCTTACGAATCTTGATTTTTCTATATTAATTGTAAAATTATATCCAATTAATTCAGTTCCGTCTTTTTCTTGTGCTTTAGTTATTACAAAAATTTGATTTGCTGCATATGTTACAGCTGTTCCACCTGGAATTACAGTTTTTGAATAAAGTTCCATTGTTGAATAAACATGATTAACAATAATACAAGGAAGATCTTTTAAAGTAAGATGTGGTGTAATAATTCTTAACATAGAACGAATTGCTTTTGCTCTTGACATATCAGCAACAGTTTTTTCATCATTAGCATCATCAACTTCTTTTTTACTTGCTAAATTTCCTAATGAATCAACAAATATAAAAACTTTATCTCCACGTTTAATTTCTTCTAATCTTTTTACAATATCAAATTTTAATTGTTCAACATGTTCAACTGGAATATGAATAATTCTACTTCCATCAATTCCATTAGATTTAATATAATCTGGGGTTACACCAAATTCAGAATCATAAAATAAACAAATTGAATCAGGATATTTGTTCATATACGCTTTTAAACAATATAATCCTAATAATGTTTTAAAACTTTTACTAAGACCAGCAAGAATTGTTAATCCTGGAATTAATCCACCATCTAAATCGCCAGAAAATGCGATATTTAAAATTGGTAAATCGGTTTCTACCACATCCTTTTTCATAAAGAAAGATGATTCGGTTAATACTGAAGAAGATTTAATACTTCCAGATTTTTTCATTCGTTCCAATAATGCACTCATTTATATCTCCAGGTGTTTTTATAAAATAGAAATTAATTTAGATTTTTTTGTTGGTTCAGTTGGATTTTTATTTAACCATATGATTTCAATAGTTTCATCACTATCAGGTTCTTCTGGTAAATAAAATTCAGCTATTTGAGGCGATCCTTCATCAAATTGATCAGCATCAAATATCATAATATATCGAGATATATTAAATAAAGACATTAATGAAAAACTAACAACCATTGCACATCGAATTGGATCATCGTCATAATGTTCGGTTATCAATGTTGTAGTTTTATCAAATTCTTCACATTCACCATCATCTAAAGATAATGTAACATGAGCATTGTAATAGTAGGAATCTTCTTCTTCAGAGAAATATCTAAAAAGCTCGATTGCAGCGAAATGAACTCCGAATGAAGTCCAATTTGGAATAGTTTCGTCATCTAACATATAATTTCCTTTAAGTTTTGTGTTGATTATTTTAAAGAGGGTAACTAACCCTCTAATTTTATTTATTATGAGAAAAAATCATCAATTGAATTAGTTCTTTCAATATTCCAATCGATAACATTTAAAATACCTTTTAATGGTTCAATAAACGTTTTATCAAATTGTTTATCATAATCAATATATTTGTTTAATTTAAATTCAGATGGAAATTCTGAAGGAAATCCAATAACAATATCTTTAATAGGATTCGGCATCTTTAAATATGTATATTTAATTTTATCACCCTCACCAATCTTTGGATATTTGTTTTGTAAACCCAAATCAACCAATTGTTTATTGTATAATATTGCTCCTTTAGTATGCAAAGGACAACCCAAACTATATACAGATTTTGAATTTGAATATTTGTCAATTCCATTCACACCACGAGGTGATGATATTTCTTCAATAGATAATTGTTTAAATTCTTCTTTAAACTCCGCAATATAAGAATGTAAACTTTCTTCTTTATCATCCAAAATTAAAGATAAACAAGTTTTTAACTTTGCTCTTACGACACTTGGAGTTGATGATTTTACAACTTCAAGACCCATAACTTTTAACTTTGGTGTTGAATATCTAACACCTTCATTATCTAATACATTTAGAAAATATCTCTTTTTAGCAACCCAAACACCCTTTGTTGAAATTGCTTCACGTTTAAATGAAATCATATTTCTTAAAACATTGGTATAACTTTGAAGATCATCACAATGTTTATTTACAATAGGAGTTAATTTTTCTTCAGAAATTTTATCAATAATATCTACAATCTTTTCATCAGAAATATTACTATAATATTTTTGTACTATTGGATCTAATGTTATATAAACAGAATCTGTATCAGAATAAAAACTCCAATTAAATTTATCTGTTTTAAATAATTTATCAAGATCATCATTAATACCATTACCAACAGTTTTAATAATATATTGTCCTGTTAAAGTAATTGCTCTTGCATTTTCTAATTTAAAATATCTACAATATGCATTTCCAATCGCACCATAAAGACTATTCATTGCAATCTTAAATGCCATCTGTTCATTATTGAATCTAGAGATCTCATTAGCAATAGATGTATATTCTTTTGAATTATATTTTGTCTTTTTTAACACTTCCATTTTCTGTTCAGCAAGAATCATACTCTTTTTAGCTGATTTACGTTTTTCCATATAAATATCAATCAATTCAGGCAACAAACCTTTCTTTTGTCTTGTATACATCGCACCATTGGCTGCTGTTGTATATTCATCAGAAGGATTATTAAGTTTTCTCATTAATTGATCAACAGAAATTGATTCATCAACATCAACAAAAGTTTCTGGTGAAATATTCCATGCTTGAATAATACTTGGATACAGAGAAGTCGCATCAAGACTGACTATCCAATTATATAATCCAGGAATTGGTTCTTTGACATAAGCTCCTTCAAATTGCTCAGATTTAGATCCTGATGCTCTTTTAGGAATACAAATGTTCTGAGCTTTCAAATGATTATAAATGATTGCATCCCACATCCTAATCTGAGAAAATACATCTTCATAATTAATTTTTGCCAAGTAAGACATAGTCAAACATAACTCAATTAACTTCATCTTTTGTTCTAATTCAAAAACTCTAATGCAATCTATGATATTGTAATCGACAAACTTATTCCAACCAGATGTATAAAAATCTTTAAAAGTTGAAAATTCACTATGATCTAATTTACCTACACCTAATTCATCAGAAGCAATAAAATCTAAAGTATAAGATTCTTTTTTAACATATGTAAATTTTGTGTATAATTCTTTAAAATCTAAAGATGAAATACCTGCAATATCATATGCAATATCTTCTTTACCAAATTGAGTTTTTATTTTTCTTGAAGTTACCATTCTCCATGGACTTAATCTTTTTACATGATCATCACCCATGATATTAGCAATTCTATTAATTAAATATGGAATATCAAACCCATCTGTATGCCAACCTGAAATAATAT